TATACGCTCAGTGGTGGTGTGTGTTGTACCAAAGCCGCCCCTGGTCAGGCCTTGCTGTTATTCATGGTAATATGGGGCTTAAAGTTAAAGCAACGAGAGGTGGAGCATACTTATGATAGTCAAATACTATACACTTGGTGAACTCAATGATTTGCACGGAACCGGATTGACTCTAGCGTGCTACACTCAAGACAACTCCGGCAACTGGGTTGGAGTGATGCGTACTGCTGATGGTGAACCGTTTCTTGGGTATATGCCCAATGAAGTCAGTGAATCTCGTTTCAACGAGTTGAAACAACAAATAACCCGTCCAGATATGGTCAACTACTACCCTGGAAAATTCCCAGGCGTTGGGGTTGTCGACAAACCAACATATACTAAGCTACAAAAAGAGCAAGATAAGATTGTCAAAGCCCAAAACAAAGAAGCTGCACTAGCACAATCTACTGCCCTAAAAGCTGAGCAAGCACTGTGCAAAAAACTTGGCGTGACTGCAGATGAACTTAGGATTTTAGCTCGAGTTGCATTGACGCCAGTCTGAGATCACAACGACTAAATATACGAACTACCGCGGAAAATAATAAATCATGCCAGGAACCTATTCGGTCGAATATAGCGACCCAACAAAATCCCCGATATCAATCCAACCACTTGGTATTGATGTCAGCACTTCGCTTACGATGTTGGGATATCGCTCGCCAGTGTATCAAGAAGCAATCTGGACAAACTTCTTGCAGATGTTGGAGCACTTTGCTAGGAGCTCTCCTCCTATCAATCCAACACCGGGTCAGATTTGGTTAGATACTGGCACAGCCCCCGGTGTTCCAAAATTCTATGGTGTGGATGCCATCTGGCACCCAATTGGCTCTGGCATCCACGTCGGCACATCTGCCCCAGCTTCTATTAACAGTCTTTGGTATAACCCAAGTACGGGCGGTCTGTACTACTATGATGGTAGTGCTTGGATTAATACCGTTTGTATCGCTGTCGCGGGGGTGTGTGAATATGATGATCTGGTCGCACTATTCAACGCCGATGCCCTGGCATCTGGACAGACAGCCCTACTACCATTCCCTACCCCACCTAGTATCGTCAAGATTACTGATACTCAATGGCAAACTCTGATCAATCGCATTAAACAACTTGCGTTTACCAAGAACGTCTCACCTACAGCTATAGCAGCCGTAACATATAACAACTATCGTGTGTGTTCTGATTCACGTTGTGGCATTGTTACAGTACTGAAAGAATACAATAAGTTGCAAACTTTGTTGAATTCAGCGCTGTCGTCATCAACCATCAACCCTTCTTGCTTCGAGACGCTCAGTCCACCATCAGCAGGTGCAACTCGACTAACCTCGTGGGACGGCACCATCACGCACACTGTTAGTTTTACTTTCGCTGATGCCAACGCTGCAAGTAGATTTTTTGCAACGGGCGGTAGAATTACCTGGAATGGTCAGTTGTCTAGTCCAACAAATACACATGATCTCGCTTGGGCATCACTACTGAGCTCTTTTCCAAACGCCACACTAACATCGACAGCATTCAATGCACTAACATCGACAGATCAAGTTCTGTTGGGTTCCACTTCAGGTGGATCTGGATATTCGGGTGGATATTCATCCGCCGCAGAAACAGTGATCATATCAGGTCGCCTAAACAGCAATGTGTTAACGCTCACCATCGCTTTTATCGATAATGAGGCCGGCGCGGTCAGTGGATATTTGAATAGTCAGTTCACACTTACGCGCATGAGCTCAGTATGTTACAGCAATCCTAGCATTTCATATCCAACCAGCTCATCGGTTGGTATTTTCTAAAACACTTCCCCCCAACAAGAAAACCCTGTATGGTCAAAATTTGATCAATAACAGGGTTTTCTTGTTTCTACATTATGTCTCCTGAAAAGTTTGAAGAATTTATATCACTCGCGAAATACAATATCAGTTTTGCGGACTCAGTGTCACTATTAAAGAGTAAATTTGTCCAAGGAACTACCACAGCAGTAAATGGGGGTCTGTTTAAGATAACGGAGCAACGGATATTGTTCAATACACTAGAGCTATCAAGAGGGCATACCAGTACTGTACTCATTGATGATCGTGGAACACCGATTCGAATTGATGACCTCGCTGCTCTAAATGAGCAGTGGTATCAGACATGGGCGTTTGAGACCAATGCTTACTTCAATCAATACACTAAACTCCGAGGTGCCCGTAGTGTCAAAGCGCTCGTCGATATCTCAAATTAATTTTAGTTACCACGCCGGCGAAGACCTGCTATCCTTATTCGATGATCATGGAACTGCATTTGATCGACTGCTGATCACAGTAGACAATTCAATAACCGCACCGGCAATTTTAGACAATTCAATTGGATTATCAAACTACAACTATTGCATCAAGTCATCACACGCCAACCCACAACTCGATTTTTACGTGGACCAAGCCCGTACAATATCTCTATGCGATACCCGCGTGTTTCTACTGAATGATATACCAGTTGCTCAGCTAATATTCGAGTACGCCAAATTCGTCCGTGAAAATTTCCAGCACTTTCAAACTCTACTAAACCTTAATGTTGCTTGCAGTGACAGTGCTGCCATATCAATCGCATCACACATGCTTAGCCCTACAGATAATCTGATTGATTTCCCTGTAGGGGTCCTCCGCTGTGTTGATTCGATTGCCCAACAAACAACTAACATGTACATTATCGCTGCAAATTCCATAGTCCGAGCTGATTCTGTTGTACTAGTAACACGAGGTACTATCAAGTGATTGGGTACTTGTTACTAGCACACAGTCAGCACCAAGTAGACTTGATCACGACAATCCTCAACCGAGTTGCTACCACCCAGTGCGTACAATTCTTGATTACTGCTCACAATTCCGAACTTAACTACAGATCGTGGGCGACCGTGTATGCTCCCCACCAACCTTGGACGGAGGATCAATATGAAATCTTGTGGCAACTTCCACTGATTACTAGATTCAGTACTACGCTATTTTTAGACCTCACTGAAATTTCTACAATGCCCGATGAGTTTATTCAATCGATTGTTGATCAGGTACAATCATCGGATTTTATTGTATTTGGATCACTGAACACATCCGAGAGCAAATATGTAGAGAATAATTTACCCCAACTAAATGCTCGTCAAATCTTGTTTTCAGCAACAGACACGTGTAATTTGTTTTTTGATACTCTCAAACTTGTCGGTAGAAATTGGGCACAGTGTGCTATTCAGTTGTTGCCTCCTAATTTTCGTTCCAGGGATACTAATCTAATATGCGCAATTGTTGCTAAATCTCTGGGCGAAGGTATATTGTCTGATTATCGAATACTAAATTTTGTTGAGTCGAACCAAGTATTACTCAATGGCACTGTCCTGGTTCATGCAAATAAAGTAGTGCACACCCCAATACTCGATAGTATATACCACTCATCAACCAACGTTTAATCATGCTAGCTATTATATCTTCCTATTCAGGGGCGATCATTGGGGTATCACTAAGCGTTGTAGATGGATTGGATGGTGTTACCTACGTGCCGATCTGCAATCCTGAGACATACTACACACTCTCGGAAGATCCTACTGCTTGTGGACGGTATTGTGTACAGAATACCCCAACACACACAATTGTTCCAAAACCGATACCCAAACCCGGGGCCGGCCAGCAGTTACACAATAGTACGTCAAACGCCGATGTTAGCATTATATACAACCCATCCAATGGGCAGTTAACACTAGACTCGACTCTACCTGAAGTATCGGTATATTTTGTATATCCAACCACCAACATGCTAATTGTGTATACGCTATCCTCAACTTCACAGGAACACATAACTCCTACACAATTGAATCTACTACGCACCTGCTCTGTGTGGAGCAACTTTCACCAACTAACAACATACTCTACCAACATATGATTTTAAATACAAATGAACTAGATGTCATTCATATCACCTTTGATGAACCGAACAAAGAATACAACTGGGCGAATCTCCAAGAGATAGCACCCTGGTCTAAGCGCGTGGATGGTGTGTTGGGTTTTGACTCTGCCCACAAAGCCGCCGCTAATGCTTCTGACACAGACTACCTGATTACCGTTGATGGTGATAATACTGTGCACCCGAAGTTTTTTGAACTTGAGCTCAACATTCAAGACAAATACAGGAATAGCGTACTTTCGTGGAACAGCATCAACCCGCTGAATGGTCTGGTGTATGGTAACGGTGGAGTTAAGATCTGGCCTAAGCAGTACATCCTAGATATGCAGACGCACGAAAATAGTCCTACTGGAAAGGGCCACCATTCGCTCGATTTTTGTTGGGCAGATACGTATATCCAACTGAATAATGTATACTCAACCACACACATCACTTCGTCGCCACTGCAAGCGTTCCGGGCTGGTTTTAGAGAAGGATGTAAGATGACACTAGACCATGGAGAGTTGGTTGATCAGGTAGAAGATATTGAACGCAAAATGTATGCCCCCAACCTGAACAAGATGTTGGTATGGGGAAGCATCGGCCGAGATGTTGAACACGGCCGATCAGCGATACTAGGCACACGCGTGGGTATGTGGTATACCAACATACACAGGGGCGATTTGGCGATTGTCAGGGATTATGCTGCGTTTGGGGAATTTGCGCACTCGTATATAAACACGGCACACTCAGACGACACACTCGATTTGATGTGTTACGAATACGGTAAAATCATCGAACAAAAAACAGGGATAGCATTCTTAGACTTTACTAGTGAACAGAGTGCATTTTTTAAGAGATGCCAGCCCCGCCACCCGACATTTCCCAATCCAATGGTAACCGAAAGCTCCCTGGTGTAGTATGTTTGATATCATTTTTATCAGTTATGATGAACCTAGAGCAGATGAGACTTTTGCTCAGCTCGTATCTAGATTCCCGTATATTCAGCGAGTTTCTGGAGTCCAGGGAATTGATAATGCTCATTATGCTGCAGCAAAACTTAGTCGGACTGAGATGTTCTATATAATCGACGGTGACAATGAACCACTCCCTGATTTTGACTTTGATTTTGTGCCAGCACCCTGGGACCGACAATATACCCATATCTGGCCAACGAAAAATATCGTCAATGGGTGTGTATATGGATATGGTGGAATCAAGTTATTCAACACAGCTATGCTGACGACAAACAAGCCTACCCATTGGGTAGACTTCTGTTCAACTCGTGGAGCTGGAATCAAGTATATGGAGTCACGACCGATTAGCATAACCCACTTTGATCAGACCCCACTACATACATATAGGGCTACTGCTCGTGAAGTGTTCAAATTATTCCGCCAAAAAACTACAATCGAGACCTTATTGTCCCACGATGACCTGCTAAAAAGCTTAGAGTATCGGGACGTTCTCGAGCGACTGAGTAGATGGATAACCGAACAACCAAATACAGAGTTTGACGATGCATATCACGCTGGAATCAGTGCCGCACAAGTATGGTATTCTCAGAAGATTGATCCTACACTGATTAATAACTTCGCCTGGCTCACTACCCAATGGCTGGACACACATGACAACCCGTGATTCTCGAATAAACGTTCACCTAACAGAGTCGTATGCTGACAAACTATTAGCATCGACTGCAATTCCTGCAAATATTACAACTGATCTGATCCGAGAGCTGTATCACAGTCCGCGTAGGGTATCTTCCCACGATTGTATTAGAGACGCGCTATCAGATGGCCAACTTGCTAGTAAACTTGTCGCGTGTGATATGTTGGTTAACACAGGATTGGACCACGATACAGCCATCATCACAGGCGGGTGGTATGGTACCCTGGCTAAATTATTGCTGTACAAGAAACCATCATTGCACGTCACATCACTAGACATAGACCCTGGCGTGCGGGATATTGCTCATGATTATGTAGGCAACTCCAATCACTTCTCGGCTGTCACAGGAGACATGTACACGTTTCCGTTGTATGGTGATTATGGTGTGGTAATAAACACAAGTACAGAACACATCAGTGATTTGCAGCTGTGGTTAGAAGAATTGGTCAGCGGCCAGACTGTACTGCTTCAGAGCAACAACGCTTTCGACTACCCTGATCACATAAACTGTTGTAATTCAATATTCGATTTAATAGAACAATCACGCCACTCTGTTGACATCATTTCGTGTAATACACTATACTGTTCAGCATATCAACGTTATACACTACTGGGCCAAATCAAATGAATTATTCAATCACACAACAAAACATCGAAGATTTTCTCAATCGATCTCAATCGACAGGGGGATTTGCAACTAGTCACCGCACATGGGCAAGCGACACCGCAAGTAACATGATATCAGTGTTCTCCCCAGAGAGTTCAGGAACCGATTGGCCATTGCTCCACGCAACTGGATTCTTTCAATCTGTGTATGAATATAGCAAAGGGTTGGTTAATGTCTCTAGTAGTTAACCTATATGCCGGCCCCGGCGCCGGTAAGACTACAACAGCGCTGCGTCTAACTAGCGATCTTAAACTCCGAGGACTAAATGTGGAGTACGTTAGTGAATACGTAAAAGATGCAGCTTGGTGGGGACATCTAGATGTGTTCGATCAACCTGATTTATGCTTTGCTGGCCAGCACAGGGCACTCCGAACGGTACACGCCAAGTGTGACGTTGTTGTATGCGATTCGCCAATCAACCTACCGATTGTATATGCCACCTCTCTCGCTGGGTACCCACATGCAGAATTTTCAGCACTTGTCCACAAACTTTTTTCAAGCTATGATAACCTGAATCTACTCATTGACCGAGGGCAGTTGCCCTACGAGCCAATTGGTCGGAACCAAACGTACCATGAAGCACTTGCTGTCGATTCGGCGGTGGATACATTTTTGGGAGACAATGACATCCCTAGAATTAAGTTTGATCCGAAAAATGATACGCAATATCAGACAGTACTGAGATACATCACCAAACAACAAATTAGTAGAAAGAAAGGTTTATAAGTATGCAAGTAGTTTCAATTTTATTGACAACCGGAGTAGAATGGATCGCCCAGGATTCAGGATCATTTGGCACGGACAAACTCAGCCTAAAAAAAGTTCGCAAGATTCAACTGGTGCCAGACGGCAAAGGCGGTGCTGGGATGGCACTGTTACCCATCTTTATGGCTAATAACAATGCGGAAGACTTTGATCTTGACACCAAGTTTGTGGTGTTGAAGCACGCACCTCATCCAGAATTTGAAAAACAATACCTGCAAGAAGTTTCAGGCATTCAATTAATTTAACAATATAGAAAGAACATACAATATGGCAAGCACAGACAAAGCACTTGGTTTCCAAGTACACGCCCACTTGAAGGCAATTGGACTCGAGACCCCTACCACAAGTCAGGTAACTAGTTCAAGATCGGATAAAATAGCCGTAATTGAAGCTAGCACTAAGGCGATGCTTGAGGCGCTGGGATTGGACTTGACGGATGACAGTCTGACTGAGACCCCGATGCGAGTAGCTAAGATGTGGGTGGATGACATGATGTGGGGATTGGACTATAACAACTTTCCGAAATGTACGACTGTGAATAATAAAATGTCCGCTCCTGAGGAGTTTGTTGCAGTCGCAGTTTCAGCGGCTTCCCAATGCGAACATCACCTTTTATCCATAATTCCTGCGGGCGGTTTAAATCAACCCTCAATCGTGATTGCTTACATTCCAACAGATAAAGTGCTTGGATTGTCGAAGTTGAGTCGAATTGCGAACTTCTTCGCTGCACGACCACAAGTTCAAGAGCGCTTGACTCATCAAATCTTAGAAGCAGTTAAATTTGTAACTCAATCAGAAGACGTTGCGGTGTTTGCTTCCATGGCCCACCTGTGTATGTCTACTCGAGGTGCAAGAGATACTGCATCTGACACGACTACCTGTGCGATGAGTGGAAAGTTTATTGAGAATGCCAGCGTTCGTTCTGAATTTTTAGCCATCGCCCGTCAAAAATTAGCATGACAACAGCCCATAACGATATTACTGGGGACGCGCTGATCTCAAAAACACCATCTGATTCGTATCGAGATGGTTGGGATCGAATCTTCGGAATTAAACAACACAAACACGAGTGGGTAGACGCCGAAGAGTCTCCTACTCAAGAAGAAGAGGACTCCCAATAATGTACCAACCAGTTGCCTATAAATTTACATCCACTAAAGAATACATCGACGAGTTTCCAGTAGCCTACAAACAATGGCGGGCAGATACCCATTGTTCTAAAAACCATGGGTATAGTCTATCGATTAAATTCTACTTTGGGTCCAATACTCTCGATCGTCGAAACTGGGTAGCCGACTTCTCTGGGTTCAAAGAGCTCAAGCAAATTCTCAAGGACCAGTTTGACCACAAAACTCTAATCGCCGCCGACGACCCAGATCTCAGGCGTTACCAGCAGATGAATGATGATGGATTGTTGGATCTGACGGTTGTTCCTCATGTAGGGTGTGAGCTATTGGCAGATATGTTGTACAAATACATGAATGGTGTGTACATCCCCGATTATCTAGGGGCCACCGAAGCAGAACGCATCTGGTGCTACAAAGTTGAAATTCGTGAAACTCAAACCAACATGGCGCTCCGAGAAGGGCACCGCGAGTGGAATGAGGATCTATTTGCTGAATAATCACGACCTAGCCCACACCCAAACCTCACCTGATAATGCTAGGTGAGGTTTTTCATTTTCTAATTCAGTACCAAATTCAATGTACCTTGCCGCCAGCCGCCATTTCGATAACATCACTATCTGGGAGCAGAGACGCACGCCAGATAGTCCTGCTCCCACAATCAAGACAGTACGAGCGCAGTACAATTGCTTCATCAAGTGTAGTGATTGGTATAGATACCACACCGAGTTTAGTGATAGTGTAGAAGAGGGTACCCCCGATTCTGTTCTAAAGAAATTCCTAGGTCTGGCCACTCGGGCACTCGACGACACCCGAAAGCATAGCTCAATGTTTGGTGATGATCTATATGAACTCGAGTTCGATAACAAAAAAGAGTTTTCGAAATTTATCGACAGCAAGCCCATCGATCTTGAGTTATTCGAGAGTGACATCCCTCCAGAGCTCAAGGCACTTAGTGCACTGTATTACAAGTGTGAGCTACCCCACGTCAATACAACATACTACGACATTGAGGTTGACTACCGCCCCAAGAAGTATGACTCAGATCATAAAATTAAGATCCGACAACAGGGTGGTGAATCATTTGAAGCTGCAGTCTGGGATCTTCAAGAATACAGGAGCGATCCTGACATGGAGGTGTGGGACGAGCCAGTAAAAAAGTGGGTAGCAATTAAAAACTCACTGTACACATACGATGGACCAATCGGGTTCAGCTCACCACTCAATCCGTACGCACCACTAAACTCAATCGCCTTCTACCACACATGGAAGGATGAGTACGTAATCTTTTCCGTTCCTCCGAAGTCTTGGACAGGATGCAACATCGAAGAACTGTTTGACTACAGTCTTTTTGATGATATTGAATCCAAAGTAGAAATTGTATTCTGTAAGAATGAGACTGAGTTGCTAACTCGCTCTGTTGAGGAGATTCAGCAATCTGATCTATTGGCCGGTTGGAACTCTTCACGATTCGATGATCCATACTTTGCTAAACGAGTTGAAATTGTCCTAGGCAAGGAGTGGCTACAAATGATGTCGTTCCCTAAAGGTAAACCACCTTGGTTCCAGACAAAGGAAGTATTTTTTCAGGAGCAATTGTTTGTTCAGTTTGATGGCCGCGTTACGCTCGACTACATGGAGTTATTCAAGAAGTTCACTGTAGAGGATCGAGACTCATGGAACTTGGAAACTGTTTCACAAGACCACTTGGGTGAGCGGTTCAAGAAGCTTGAATACGAAGGTACCTTACATCATCTGTATAACAATAACTTCAGTAAGTTCGTGCGTTATAATTGCCGCGACACGGAAATTCTTCGAGAGTTAGATAAGAAGTATAAATTCATTGCTCAAGCAAATGCGTTTATCCACCAGTCTACATGTCACTTCAAGAATATTGTTGGTACTGTTCGGGCTGCAGAGATGTCAGTGAACAACTACTGTTGGTATGAGCTTGGAATGCGCGTGCCTGATACGAAGCAGTTAGATGAACAAGGCCAAGCAGCCGGCGCATATGTGTTGGTTCCACAAACAGGAATGCAGGAGTGGATCGTATGTTTCGATTTTAGCTCCCTGTATCCAACATGTGCACGGCTGCTGAATGTTAGTCCTGAAACAATTCAAGGACAGTTTGTTAGTAATGGGGATGCATGGAGATGCTTCGATGAGAATATTGACGACGAGTTGACATTCAGATGGGAGCGTGATGGTTCAGTTGAGACTAAGACAATGACTGGTTGGAAGTCACTGTTTGTTGCTAATAAGTGGAGCATATCATCATACGGGACTGTATTTGATCAAAGTATGCACGGTATCATCCCTGCACTGTTGTCGGGATGGTACACATCTAGAAAACAACACCAAAAGCTACACTCAACTGCGCTTGGTGATATAGTGATGATCAGTGCAGAACTAGCTGGCGGCAATATCAGCAAATCGCGTGTAGATGAGTTGTCAAAGTTACTGGCTGATGCGCAGTATTCTGCGGTATATAATGAAATGCAGTCTTACATCCTGAAGATAAAATTAAATTCATTTTATGGTGCACTACTGAATCAAAACTTCCGATATTATGATAAGCGAATGGGACAGAGTATTACTGCTACCGGACGTGCCCTGCTTAGGCATCAGTGTCGGAAATTGTGTGAGATTATTGATGGTAATTACAACATTGATCCGATTGTTGATGATGAAGATCCTCGTGCCCTACGAGGTGAAATAGCATCCCCATGTTTACTAGCCGGGGATACTGATTCAGGTTATGTTACCCTAAAGCCACTCATAGGCGACCGCGCACTATCAAGTAAACAAATTATCAAACTTGCGGATGCTATTGGTGATGAATTAAACGCTTCTCTACCTGAGTTCTGTCGTACTGCATTCTTATGCACACCTGGTTTCGATACCCTGCTATCATCAGGAAGAGAATTGGTCGCAGACAGAGGGTTCTTCATTCAGAAGAAGCGATATGTCATCCATGTGATCGACAAAGAAGGTAAGGCTAAGGATGAATTGAAGGCTATGGGGGTCGACATGCGCAAGACTACTACACCCCGCCCTGTCAAGGCATTCCTGCGATCTACGTGCCACAAAATGCTGACTGGTGCTTCGGATACTGAACTCGATGATTTTATTATGGAGTATCGAGATGAGATGATCGACGAAATTGATCTGATGGATCTCGGCCTTCCAAAAGGTATCAAAGGAATTGAACAGTACACAGCCACGTTCCGAGACTTCCCGACCACCCGACTGCCTGGCCACGTATCAGCATCGATTCTATATAATGATTTTAGACAAGCCGCCAGCGACACTGAATCGCTATTAATTTCGAGTGGCATGAAAATTAAGATTTTCAAGTTGAAGTATGATATGGAACACGCCGGCCGCATGTTTAAGGCGATTGCTGTTCCAACAGACGAGGAGCTGATTCCTCAGTGGTTCAAAGACGAATTTGTTGATAGAATCGATCGCCAACGCCACGTCGGAATGTTGGTCGATAATATGTTGCATAATATGTTTGATTCAATTCCCAGACAAGTACCGACTCGCCAGAGTAAGGCCTACGAATCAGAATTTTCTTTCTGAACAATGTAGGGATAAATAGTACCACAACCTTCGTGGACTTCAGGAATGACTATTACCCTAATACTAGCTGCTCTTAAACGAGTACCAATGGCTGTCTGGGCTGCACTCGCAGTCTCAGCGGTCATCTTTGGTATGTACACAGCGCTAAAAATCGCGCACAGAGAGATTGATTCACTTGAAGTGAAGTTGCATCAACAAGCGACAGAACTCACCGTAGCTCAAGAGCTAAATGCTACTCAAGCTACTCAATTCAAAACATCACTGGCTATCCAAAATACTGCAATTGAAAAATTGAGTAAGGCTACAAAAGATCAACAGACTAAAATTAGTAGCGCTGAGTCAATCGCTCGGGAGCGCTTCGCAGCATCAGAACGAACCATAGCCGCTCTCAGAGCACAACCAACTCAGCCCCAGACGTGTACACAGGCTCTGGAAGCTCTTAAAGATAAAGAAGCACTCAAATGGTCAAAATAATTGTAAGCACACTACTAGTATCGCTACTACTCGGATGTAGCACCACTGGTGGATTGGTTCGAGTCGAGACACAGACTGTGGACATTCCAGTAGTAATACCACAGCCTGTAATCGAAGTCCCACCTAGACCAACACTTGAACTTACAACACTTGCGCCTGATACGCCTCCTGAGGTAGTTGTGCGTGCGTATCAGATCACGATACTTCAACTGCAAACATACGCAAATCAACTAGAAGTTCTGTTAGGTGGGGTAAATGCATCACGAGTAGCCCCAAAATGAAATTAGACACAGTACTTCAAGAAGCCTCCTCACTATCAGGAACCCTGCTCCAGATGGCTGCTGGATTTGCTGTTGGTATGTTAGCATTCAATACTAAAAATAAACTCGCAATTGCTATACCAAGCAATAAAAAGTTTGAAGAAATTATCAAACTGCCTCCATATCAGCGAAAAGTACTAACATTTACCGCCGAAGACAAGAAAACGATAGCTGAGACACAGTATTTGGTTGATCAATTGGTGAAGAAAGCCTCATATAAAATTTCAAAGACAGGAACAGGTATTCTCCACAAGTCGTGGGAGCTTTACCTCTAAATAGTACAATACATTCACATATACATATATGCCTTCTACCTCTACTTCCGCATACATTGTGATGGTTAATAATACCATCCACAGTGTGACACTTGACCGCCATGTCGCCGACCAAATTTCGACTGATACACGCAACAGTGTAGTACAAGCGTTTCCTATTATCGACGAGTATCAACAACAACTAGCCGTAACAGAAAGTGTTGACACTTTTGGAAAATTCTTGGACGAGCTACCCCAACCGAGTAATCCAGTCCCTACACTCAAGTCGCTTTTTGACAAAAAAGTCCCAAAGAAATCACCACCAATAGACAGCACGACATATGAAATTATCCAGGATGCTGATACTACAGCATTTAAGGTCGGCGATGACTTGGTACCTCGCAACTCCAAAAAGTCAAAATGACACTATCCAATCTCCAGAAGGTTCTCTTGGCCCAACTCTGGGCATCCAGAGACTCGTCGGGTGATGGGTATAGTTCGGCGATGTTGAATCGTAAGACTCAAGCGTTTACGGACACATTTGCACGAGCTGGTCTATTGACCGTAGACGCCACGGCACACGAATTATCATTGAGCAGCAACTTTGAAACAATGTGTGTAGAGCAAGGGATTGTTACTGCAGATGACCCACCCGAATTTACTGAATTGGGTAACAGCTTACTCTCTCAAAAAATCTCAGAGTCCCCATCGAGATTACATGCGGTGTTTTTTAACAATAGAGCAAAATGACACAAGTGGCTCACCACTTGTTATGACCTGGTTAGTTGGCAGCGCTACGTAATACTCAAATAATTTTTGATTATCACCATCTGACACTACTTCAGCAATTGATATACTGAAGTAGTGTGGATTAGCAGCATCACTCACGCAAGTTCGGTTGTAGTTTACCCACAGCTCTGATATGATCTTTAGTATGACAGAATTGGATATATCCACCAAAAAGCCCTTGACATGGTCATCTATCAAAATGTCAGGGAAGAATGTATATGTCTTTCCGTTACGAATTAGCGTTTGCTCGGTTTTCACTATTTTGAATGCTGTTGTGGTATGAGTATGGTTGTACTTAGTTGTGTAGCTACTGTACTACAGCGTAAATAGACCATAAAATTACAAATATTTTACTGTAGATCCTACTCATGCGTATCAAACAAATCCTACACGAGGCAGAACTGGTATCTTTTACGCAGCTCACTTCAACTCAACTCTCGAAAGAGCCTACACTATCTAATGAAGGTGACTCTGACGACACAGAAATCCCCTCACCAGAAGACCTGAACCGCCAAGGTACGATCCGGGTAGTCAAAGATGCTCACTTGGTGTACAAACGCAAAGAAGACGCCAATAGATATACAGAACTCTGGATATACAAACGAAATTTGTTGGCTAAACAAAGCGACACTGTGTACGCGGCTATTATGGCAGCAACAGACATCCAAAATTTAGCCAAGAAGAGTGTTGATGGGGAGCAGTCAGTTGAAGTATGGAGCATTGGAGATCCGCGTGATAAGTTAACATTTGTAAAAATCAATGGTCTATCAGACTAAGCTGATTCTATCTCCAGCAACATTTTTTGCGTGGTACAAACTAGTCATCGCATTATACGCGCTACCCCCCGAACAGATAACTCAGATACAAATTGGCCAGCGCATCAAACTATATGAGTTGCTGTTAGCAGATTGTTTATCGACTAATCCGGTACTTGGTGGTATGACAAGACTTCGTGCGATCGGTACGCTGAAGATGCTAGATTCGTCGGCCTTCGATAGAGCAAGTGAAATCGCCGAAAAGAAAAAGTTGATCGAGCAACAAGCAGCACTCAATACTCCGACTACAGTCAATACCTGGTGAGGTTGAAACCAGGTATGATACTGGTGTATGGTACACGCACTACCATGATCAAATCTACATCACCCCGCCCAAAGAAACTAACTAAAGCTCAGCGAGAGTTACAAACTTCGTGGGATAAAATTACTGCAACCCACGCTCCTAAAAAGCCACTAACCGACTATAAGGTACCTTGGATTGGAGCACTCTTTTCATCACCACCGAGAGAATCAAGCACAACCAAAATCAAGTCTTTTGGTTCACAGGTAGGGAACGGTACCAAACCAATTCACAGCAAACAACTCACCTCAGTAGTAACGATAGCTCCAATTTGTAATAAAGGAGCTTATCAGGTAATTACCGATCGTAATGATTTTTCAACAATGGGACGCAAGGTATAAATGCAATCACGCACAGTAATCGAGTTCGCAACACTTCGGAAAAAAATCCAATATCAACTTCCAGAGTGTGATGTAGAATTATTTTTGATCAACCTGAGAAACACAAAACAGACTAAGTGTATAGTGGTTGATGGAGTTGTCATGTTTCCGGGCCTGTTTGATACCACGACGGTCACCAAGATGGCAGCAATTGCTAAGAAGTTAATTACCCCTGATGCTAAACATGAAACATAATCCTCAATTCTGCACAATCGCACCGACAGCATATCTGTCGAAGTATGCTCGCCACAACAAGTCAGATTTCCACTTGTTGTTGGCTCACCTGATCGATCCTCAGTCTGTATACTACGACCCTGAATATGTAGAATTCTACAAGAATTCTAAATTACCAAATGAAACATATATCGCAGATAATGGAGCATTCGAATTGGGAATCCCATACAATCCCGACCGTCTAATTCAAATCGGCCGAGATGTGAGAGCTGACATCTTGGTATTGCCGGACTATCCTGGGCAAAGTGCTAATATTACAATTGATGCAGCAAAAAAATATATTCCAGTATTTCGCACGGCGGGATTTAAGACATTTTATGTACCCCAAAGTGCTCCAGGCGACTGGGATGGTTGGTTGCGCAGTTTTGAGTGGGCGCTGTTTAATACAGACATCGACGTAATTGGAATGTCTATTCTTGCTCATCCAATCGCTATTCCAAATATTCCAAAATCGTATGTTCGTGTTGTGGCAGCAGACCGTATCAGCAATTGGCTTCGACAAGACGCTAAGCGCACTGAGGCATTCTACCACAAGCATATTCACTGGTTGGGATTGCTCAATCCGGGTCTAGAATTACCAGCACTACTAGGAATGGGGCTGGTCGACACTCTTGATAGCTCTAATCCCGTGTGGCTTGGACATTGTGGTTTACCGTATAATCAGTTCACCGAATCGTGGGCACCAGTTGAGAAGAAGTACGTGCCAGAAGTCAACTTCCAAACACACACCAATAAAGATACTAGTATTATCGACCACAATCTAAGCATCATCTCAAATACATTCAACCACTATCAAAAATGATCATATCTCCTAAGACGGCAATTGCTGAAGGTTGGATCACCCACACAGATGCAACATACGATTGGTTGAGTACCAACAGTATCCAACCCAATGCTTTAGATTTTACGTTAGATAAAGCATTTTATTTCAACACCCTCGACGAGTTCCGGTTAAGTAATTCACATAAAAAAATGCGGTCAACAACACAGATTACACCAAAACAGAATGTTGATGGGATAGAATCACTGCAAATACCTGCAGGTTGTACTGTAGACTGCTTGTCTAATATGTATTTGAATATCCCCACCCAGGTGGCAGCACTACTAGTCGTTCGGTCTACTCTTAACAGAAACGGTATATTTTTAACGTCTGGGCTGTACGACAGTAAATACACCGGCCACATTGGATTTAGCTTACACAATAATGGACCAACAGCACACATCGCCCCAGGAACAAGGGTTGGCCAGATCCTGTTCGTCAAGTCTGATAGTGTTGGAGAATATTCAGGCGGATACAATCACTCACTCGACTCAGATTGGACCACCAGAGCTGGTATTGTTTGATTCGACTCGATGTGCATCCGCATACGAGTTTGTAGAGAAAAATATTGGATTGATCGATTGGCTGCTCAACGTTGATAGGTTGACTGTCGAGCAAGTGAAAATATGCTGTGAGTTACCTGTCGGTACACCCACGGTACGAAAAGCACTTAGCAAGTGTAACATCAGTAAGCGAAATGACCATCCAGCGTTTGTACAGCGTGTGGTGGTTGCGTACACTGTAGATAACTTGACGTTCACTAAAGTTCAGGAAAAATTTGGTATAGGTGCCCATACTACTGAACAAATACTATCTCCGTCACGTCGCCCAACCGGCCGCACAAGAGCTGTCGATGTGATTCCAGACCGCGCTACTGTGAAGGGGTGGTTGAAGGCTGGGAAATCTTGTGCAGATGTAGGGCAGATAACCTCATTGTCCCATGCAGCTATACAACACAGGCTGCGGCAACTTGGAATTTCCAGGTATTCAATAGCTGGAGTATTTGAAGAGGAATTGCGCCAACTGTACTGTATAGATAGGTTGATGTGTAGTGAAATTGCGGAACTACTGGGGAATGTCACTTATATTGCTATCAATCTCGCATTGCAGCAATGTGGGATAACACGGCCAGATGAAGACACCAAATATTCAAAGGAACAATACAATATTAAGCGTTTTGGAGTGCCATATCACGCACAGTTGCCTCATAGACGAGAGATATCGCGAAATACACCAACAGACGCACTCACCATACGCGTTCCTGCACTGTTAGATGCTACACTACTTGCTGAAATGATGACCGGTAATTCCCTGGCAGGTGTATCGAAGCAGCTCGGGGTTAGTGACCTTACTGTTGCAAAATATTGTGATATGTACGGGATTGAATATCGAACCAAAGTAGAACGTGAAACCGAATTAAAAAGTGGTTCGTATCAAAAATACTTGAAGTTGATTTTACTGCCCGACACCAGAGGACATACACATGAGATTGTGTCCCCTCAGGATTGGGTAGGCATCAACACAAAAATTAACATCCGCTGTGCCACACATGGGCTGTTTCATCCAACATTCAATAATTATCGCTTGTTCAATGTTGGGTGCATCAAGTGTCAAGGAGGGACATCAAAGCCAGAAAAGGAATTGTTCGCGTATATTCAATCGTTGTGCCCTACGTCTGTTCCGAATGATAGAGTTGTTCTGAATCGAAAAGAACTGGATGTGTTGTGCGTCGACAAAAAAGCAGCATTTGAGTTGAATGGTGTATATTGGCACTCATCGAATGTACCACGCGATACACACAATGCAACTAGACACGTACAAAAAACAGAAGCCTGCTCATCCGCTGGTTTGAAGTTATTCCACATTTGGGATGCAGAGTGGACTGATGCCGCAAATAATCCCAAATGGAAATCAGTCATCGCCAACTCACTCGGACACTCTATTAAAATCTTTGGCAGGCACACTACAATAACAACAGTCGATAAACGCACTGCAGATGAGTTTTTTGATAAAAATCACTTACAGGGTAAATGTGTTGGGAATGTAGTTAATGTAGCGCTGCTCAATTGTGGCGAGTTAGTTTCTGTAATGTCATTTGGTCGATCCAGGTACGATAAATCTGTGCAGTGGGAGCTGTTGAGATCGTGTACTATTCTGCATCACACGGTGGTGGGGGGAATGTCTAAAATGTTTAAGCATTTTGTACAAGAGCATCAGCCAACCTCTGTAGTGTCATATGCAAACAGGAGATGGAGTGACGGCAAAGTGTATGCAAAAATGGGGTTTGGTTATTGCGGCGCCACGGCTCCTAATTATTGGTACACAAAAGATTGTATAACACTAGAGTCGCGGTTAAAATATCAAAAGCATAAGTTGAGGGCGTTATTTCCAGACTGTCCAGTCACAATGACGGAAGAAGAAATTATGTTTGCCAACAAGTACTCAAAAATATATGATTCGGGGCAACTTAAATTTGTCTGGCCACCACATTCGTAATTGTGAGTGCGATAAACCAACCTTTCGAGAGATATTAACAACATATGAGCAAAGTACTATTTTTGGACGTCGAGACTAGTGGATATAGTCGAGGCACGGTGATGGATCGGAGTAACGACTATGAATATCAAATTGTATCACTAGGTGCAGTAGTCACTGATTCTAAAAATTGGGCAGAAGGTAATACATTCTACGTCGAGATTCACTACAACGGCACAAGTGCATGGAGCAGCGAAGCACAGGCTGTTCATGGTATGTCCAAGGATCACCTTAGTGAACACGGAGTATCTGAAGAAGAAGCACTCACTACCTTCTGTGAATTCCTAGGTAACAACTTCGATACTAACAAAGCACTCACACTAGGTGGGCACAACGTAGATACTTTTGATCGCCACTTCATCGCTCAGTGGTTCAACAAGTACGATATGGCAATTAAGTTATCGGGGCACAGCATCGATTCTCACTCTGTCGGGAGTGTATTATACAACACGAAAGATTCGAATGAGCTGTTCGAAATGTTCAATGTGATCCGTGATAAGCACAATGCACTCGAAGACGCACGTGCAGCGCTTAAAGCGGTCCGCATGATTAAGAAAGTTTTCACTAAGGCGCTAGATTCAAATGTTTGAGTTTATTAAGAAGCTCCAGTTGCTACTAGAAGCGAAGAAACCCGCCGGGGATTATGCCGCACTCTCACTAAGTGCTACCAGTACTGCTGCCATCGAGAAGTGGGCACTCAACCATAATATTGAGGTAGATGAAGAGCACGATCTGCATATTACGACTGCATATTCTAAGACCCCGTTCGAGTATGATTGGACCACCCTTGGTGTTGACCTAGAGAATGTGGAAGCCGTACCGATTAAGTTTGATGTATTTGAGACTACTAACTCTAAGACCAAACTGCTTGTGGTACTCGTGGATTGCCCATACGCATCGCAGCGCTTCAGTGAATATATGGACCATGGAGCTGAATACGACTACGACGAATATCGCCCCCACATCACTCTCTCCAAGGAGTGGTCCGGCGATCTACCAGATATCTCGACGCTACCAAAAATTATGATTACTAGTGAATACCACTCCAAACTGGAAGAGTGAACCATGACACAACTAGAATTTGATTTTCCTACACCACTCGATCAACTTACCACTGAACTCATTGAGATCGATGCTTCTATTACTACAAACAGAATCTACCAATTGAACAACATTGCGGTTCCCCCGAATGTGGGTACAACCACTTACATTCCCCACACCCCATATTAAATGATATTCCAAACCCAAACTCCCACCCTCAACGCACTGACTATTGAAAATGGATTCAAGCACATTGTCAGTGTCAATTCATATGGTGGAATTGGCAAAGATGGTAAACAACCCTGGTACATCAGTGAAGATCTAAAGCGGTTCAAAGAACTCACTCATGGGCACACTGTTGTCATGGGTCGAAAGACGTACCTTGATATTGAGCGAATCGCACAAGAAAAAGGTACAGAATTTCTACCTGGCCGGAAGTGTTATGTTGTCAGCAACACCGAAGATTTCGCACCTCAACACGCAACCAAGATCCCCAGTGTAGGACGACTTCGTGATGTCAACATCATGGAGGATGGTGAAACGGTATTTGTGATTGGCGGATACTACCTCTACGTGGAAACATTGCCATTTACCACTCACTGCTATATGACAGTCGTAAAAAACACTGATGATTGTGATGTGTTCTACCCTATTAAAGCAATTTCTTCGCAATTTGTGCCTGTAAATAAAGTTGGTGAGTTTGATGAAGATGATTTTGTCTTCGTCGACTACACGAGAACTTAAATTACTGCACCTATATTGGCACAAAGGAATGCGCGAGAATGAATAAAATTTCAAAAAATACATCTGGTGATGATATTGAAGATGAGGTCGATGCGCCAATCAACATTGTATACAAACAGAGTCTGTCGCGGGTAATCCCTGTGAAGCAACACCCATACTACTTGTATGGTCCAATTGGCGCGCCGGGCAATTATGTGGAAATGATCAACACGATCCGTACCGCCGAGGCTCACGATGATATTACAATCTACCTCAATTCAGATGGTGGACGGCTCGACACTGGAATTGCGATCTGTAGTGCAATTGCAGAATCTCGTGCCACCGTAACCACAGTTCTAGATTCCAGCGCAAGTAGTATGGCTGCAATTATTTTCTTAGCTGGGCATCAGTATGTGGTACATGATTGCACAATGTTGATGTTCCACACATTCAGTGGTGGGTTCTATGGCAAGAGTTCGGATGTTGACCGCCAAATCGTTGCATATAAGCGCCAGTACTCCAATTTAGTCAAGAAAATTTGTTCGAAGTTCTTAACAACTGAAGAAATCAAGAAAATTGATAATGGTGAAGAGCTTTGGTTGATGTCTGATTTGATTGAGAAGCGACTGAAAGACCTTGCAAAACAATCTGCGCAGGGTAATTCAAGCGATAGTAAAATCAAGAAGATTCCAAAGCCACCTAAAACTCAACCCTCGCAAGAAATTTCGGAAACACAATAAATTATGGTTCTCCTAAGTTCTGGTGACTCACTCGAACAAATACTGTCCACAAACGGGATCCTAGGATCCCGTTCCCCGTCTGGTTGGTACACGCTCCACTGCCCTCTTTGTCGTGACAAAAAGACTCGTGGTGGGTGGAAATTTGAAGGTGGGGGAGGTAGCTATCACTGCTTCAACTGCTCGAGTACTGCTGGATACAAGCCTGGCTCTCGACAGTTCTCAGAAAAGATGGCTCAGGTTCTCTCTGAATTTGGGATACTTGATCAATGTAAGTCGCTGTTATTCTCAGCATTCGCGAGTGATAGTCCACTAACTGTTAGTCCTAGTGTCCACCCCGATCTCAGTGAACCTGCAACAATCGAACTTCCAACGTTCTTCAGACCACTGGACACGCAATTGGACGGCCGGTATGTTGATTATTTGAACTCTCGGAGAATACAACTGAACTCATCGGAGTTCATGGTGACAGACAGAGTAGCGGGTAAGTGGGTGAATCGACTAATATTAATAAGCAAGAGCCCCACGACACAACAACCAACATTCTTTCAGGGTCGTGATATCGCTGGCACCCCCGACCGCAAGCGATGGGAATCGCCAATCTACCAGAAGACGAATGTCATTTTTAACCTGACCGCCAGTAAAATATTCTCCGACTCAGATCTGGTTGTGTGTGAGGGTGCGCTGGATGCGCTATCAGTCGAGAATGGAATCGCTCTTCTTGGGAGCACATTCTCGAAATATCACATCCATAAACTGAAACAGGTCCGAGGACGGAAAATTATTGTACCGAATAAAGATGTTAATGGTAAGTGTATGGCTGAGCAAGCATTGGCTGCTGGCTTTACCTTGAGCTTTCCTGATATTGGATCGTGTGGGGACTTGAATGAAGCCCTGTGCAAATATGGCAGCATGTATTTAGAGACAGCTATAGCCCAGGGCATAGTCGATAGTGAATTTGCTGCTCGAATGAAACTAGGACACTGGGTTAAAACTAATTGAAAAGTAACCGTTGACCTTATTGGAATTTGGTGTATAATTGACCCTATAAGCAAACGAACGCAACAGTGGGAGATTTTTAAATGGGAATTGTTACAGTCAAGAGTTCTGTTGGTTGGGTAGCGGAAACTAAGATCGATCGAGTTGATGGTACCCAACTACGTATCATTACCCGCAAGAGTGCGAGTGGTACAATCTATACTTTCGCGAGTCGTTTCGTGGTAGAGTCGGGCATGGCTACACACGTACCCTTTTTAGACTTTTCGAAAGTGTATATGACCTCAACTGGTAAGTGTACGGAGAAGAAAGTTGCGACGCAGCAGTACCAAGTTCTCCAGCGCCTAGATGAAATTAAGGCTGACTGCAACACTTTTTATTCCAAAATAAGTGTTGACGTTGTGGTAAAATAGGGTATACTCGTAATATCAACCAACTCTATCTCAACCATGACTACTTCAACCTCTGTAATTCTCAAAAAGATTGGCAACCCAAACTTGGCTTTGTACAAAGGCACTGGGTATTGGTATTTTGTGTATGATGATCTTGATGCAAATTCCATCTACGAGAACCAGATAGTGTATGTCAAATACCTCAGTAACATGAGTGTGGAGCAGTGGGTAGAGGAAGGAAAGTGCTTGGTGAATAGTGTTGCATAATCAACTGAGGAAAATACAAAATGTACTATTCAGAAATGTCAAAACTGTATAAAAACGAAATTCTCGACGTACACACTCGAGATGTGCGACTATGCGATTTCGGACATCGATACGACATTGAAACTGCGCACGGATAAAAATATGAACGATCACTACGTGCAAAAGTTGTTTTGTGAGCGTGATGCTGCACTTGATCGTAAAATGGTCCTGAATCGCAAACCTGTGAAATAGTCTGGTGACCTTACTCAAATTTAGGGTATAATTGACTTTAAGAGCAATCATACAGGAACTTCTAGATGCAACCAATCACCCTTCACACTAAATTTGGCGAACAACATGCCTCAGTGGTAGTAACCCCAGTCGCACTCGAAAGTGATTACATATCCGTTCACGTGGCCACACTCCAAGACGCACTGCTCGCTGCATACTGTTACAGAAAGTCTGGGGAAGTTAAAATCGAAGAATCCCCCAATATTGTTGGATATGTCATCGTCGTGTACTACAACAAAGCTTAATTAACACCAAATATCATGCCAACATATACAGTTACTCGAACACTGGAAGAAGTAGTTACTATATCAGCAAACAATTTTGAAGATGCTCAACACGAAATAGATAGTGGTCGATATTTTGACTGGGAGTGTGTTGATATCAGTGCCTCAACATGTATCGAGTCCTCAGAAGACTGTTGACTTTTGGTAAAATCATAGTTATAATAGACCCTAAGAGCAAGTGTACCTAATAGGAGAATACAAATGTCGTCAGCATTGCGTGAAATTAACGAATACTTAGAATCTACTCGCATGATGTCTCGGACAGAGCTGAATGCTATTATCCGAGATCTCGATCCTGAAGCAGCAGAGCTCCAGACTCAAGGTTTCGCGCACAGTGTGTTGGGATATATGATGGTCGACAAAATCGCCGGCCTGACTCCTAATTTCCGTGTCGGTGTGACTAAAGCAGGATCACTCAAAGAGCGGCACCCGTGGTTGTTTGCTGAACCAGTTGCTCAAGCAATTGTCGATGGTGATGAGCCAGAAGCTGTCGAAGTTAAGAAAGTTAAAGTTACCAAACCCAAATTGGAAACTAAATCCGACATCGCTAAGCGAATCTATGCTGGTCTGACGGATAAGTCTAAGGTGAATGTAATCAAGGTGTTCATGCAGGAATTGGGGACATCGGCAGCCGGCGCTCAGACGTACTTCTATGCATCGGGTGGCGAGAAGAGTGGTAAGGCACCAAAGGCCACAAAGATAGCATCAGTAATAATCTCAAGTACCGTATCACTTGCTAGAGCGACTAAGGTTGGTCCTACTAAGAAGCAATTGGCTACCGAAATTTACACAAAATCTGTGGACAAGTCTCGCGACACGATCGTTCAGAAATTCATGGTCGAGTTGTCGATGACAAAATTGGGCGCATCGACGTATTTTTATAACGTTGGCGGCGCTCGTACGAAGGGAAAAACTAAGCAATCGATCATATGATGTTGTACCCTTAAACAGGTTGACATATCACTTAATGTGATGTATAATTGACCCTACTAGGGAGATATACATCATGCAGATAGCAAAGACAATTGAAGGTGCGATTGTGCAGATCAGTAAATTCGCTGAAACGGTGGAATTTAGCACCGATAAGGGTTGGTTCTGCATCTGCACAGATTTTTACAAACCCGCCCACAAGCGATTCGAGTTCAAGTGGGTTCCTGCTTCGACTCAGTTCATCTGGACCCGAGAACAAATAACATAACCCATAATATGAAAATTGATATTGCATTTGATCTTGATGGTGTATTGGCAGACTTCGACGGCCACTACATCAAGCTGTTTGATGTACCACCTCACATCGACGATGCTCGTGGGGAGCTCTGGTCAAATATTGAGAAGACTCCTTCCTTCTTTGCTGATTTGCCAACCATTCCTCCCATGGTTGAGTTGTTCCGATGCGCATCGAATGTTCCCAACAATGTAACGATTCGTGTAATCACTGGCCGCCCTCGAACTGACAGGCTTCCATTCGCTGAACGTGACAAGCGTAAATGGGTGCATAATAATTTGGGAAGTGTGGAGACAATTGTCTGTCTGGCTCGAGACAAACAAAAACACATTGTTCCTGGTGCGATCAGTGTACTGATCGATGATCGTATCGACAACATTCACAGGTGGGAGGAAGCAGGTGGGTGGGGCATTCATCACACATCCGCCGCCTCTACCAGAGCTGCACTCGAGAACATCTTCAATATTGCTGAGCAGCGGTCTACCCTACTGGGGGAGACTCACTGTGGATGATCTAGAATGGTTAACTAAGTTGGTGTCTAACCAAAATGAGAATATCCTAGATCTTCATAACCGACTAGCAGCCACTAACAGGGATCTGAGACGCACCCACAACTTCGGACTCTTTTTTGTAGTAGTTTTGTTGGGTATGATTGGGTATGTTGCTAGTAATATTCCATAGTTTTTGTGTACAAATCAGCAGAATTCAGCAGAATGGTGGGTAGTGCACAGCAACCTTTCCAGTAGTTCTAAGTTATTTCAAATAAATTGTTGACCTTGCTCCAATGTAGGGTATAATAGACCCTAAGAGCAAGCGAAACGAGAGGAAATCAAAATGAAAACAATTAAGACTGTTGATGGTGTTGACTATGAAACTGTTGAGTCAATTGACCCACGTTCATGCAACGGTTGTGTTGCAGACAATGACGACGCCCTATGCACGAATTTGGGTGGCATGTGCGACGACTCTATCTAGAAAGAAGTAAAGATTGTGAAAAAAGAACAAAATCAACTAGACCCACATCTAAACTCTCTCTTGCTAGCAATTGTCGAAGGTAAGCAAATTCAGTTTAATGGTGGTCAAAAGTTTATTGCCATTGGCATCTTTGATTCCTTTGCGGTTGAACGAGTTACACGAAATCCAGGGATGTATCGTGTAAAACCAGATACCGTTAAATTGACATATCGCCTTGCTATAATGGGAGACTGCTCGGGTGATTATATTGCAACACATCAATTTCATGTACATCACAACACGCAAGAAGAGTTCGCCACCCAACCACACTTTCGATATTGGTTAACAGAAACACAAGAAGTTGAGGTGGAAGTATGATCTCAGAAATTGATCTAAAAGACTTTGATAAGGGAACACAACCAGTAAAGTTGTATGACTGCCCTAGACACTCCATCGTGTCTCCAGTATTCAACCCCGAATTAAAGATTCAATTCCATCACTTAGATGGTATGTACTCATTCTGTACAATGTTTGGAACAGATGATGTTTTGCACATGGGTGCAAGTACCGATGTTTTTGTTTGGAGTAAGAAATGAGTGCTAATAGAATTATTGATGGTGTTGAGTATGAAAAGTTTTCATACTCCACCGTGGAGTATGAAAAGATTCATGAAGATCATGTCTGCAATGGTTGTGTCGGCCAACCACGTAACGCCGCCGCTGATTCTCTATGTGATATACTAAATGATGATTGTACATATGGCGTCTGGAAAGAAGTCAAATTCACTAAAGATTTATCAACTGTGCAACTGGGTGAACCAATGTACACCGTCGATGAAGTACTCGATGTTGTACAAATCTGTGGGTTCTCGATTCATAGGTCTAGTGCTGATGTTCGACATAAAATCAAACAAAAGCTAGAAGTTAAAACTTCACCAGAGCACAAAGAATATCTCAGATTGAAGGAGAAATTTGAATGAAACTAATTAAAATTGGCGACAAGTATCTGATCGAGCGTGGATTCTTCCACAAAGAATATTTAGATATGAGTTACGATAAGATTTTCTCTTGGTGGCCCCGAATTTACGCAGATCAGTATTCGGTCGCACCATCAGAAGAGTACGCACTAGAACAACTCAAGAAGTATAAGGAATATGTGCTCGCCGAGAAAAAGGCTAAACAGGTTACAACAATTAAGTGGTGGGTGTAATGAATCAAAATAATACGCCATCACCCTGTGCGTGTATGGGGCCACAACTCGGCGAACCTTATTGCCCGTGTGAAATGAGCAATCGAGGGTTGCCCCGTGTCGATAATTCTAAAGAAATTGTTGGGGCAAATGAACGACTCTCTGAAGCGTTCGCCTTCATATTTGATTACAGAAATAAATTGAACACTGTAAGTGAAAATAAATGTTGACCCCTACTCAAATTTTAGGGTATAATAGACCCTAAGTCACAATAACTTAACCAAAAGGAAATTTTATGAAAACTAATACTAACCTGTCATGCATTCATTCCATCATCAGCATTCTGGGAACAACTAAGGCTGAATGGTCTGAGGGTGAGCTAGACTCATATCTAGGCGCCGATCTTCATGCATTTTTAGCTACAATCAATTGTGCATATACTCGCCGAGCTACAGTTGTTGACAATATCAACTCTCGTGAGGCTGAACAAAAAGCTGCCCTCGCAAAAATTGAAGAGTTGATGAAAACTGCACAAGAAATTGCTACCAAGGCGGGTGTTCCATTTGTTGCGCCTACTACAGAAGAAGAATTTCAGTCGTCTGATTCATGGTCTTCATCTAACTGCTACTGATATGAAAATCGCCATCATTGGGTCGACGGCACTGGCTCGATTCCTGCCACCCCGAACCCCAAAAGACTTGGATATTGTCGGTTCTTATGATGACATTATCAAATATTGCAAACATAAAGCTGAAGATTGTGGTGGTAAGATCATCGCACAGTACCCAGCATCTGGTGGAAATAAGTTGATCACTAAGATTGATTCTGGTGGTTGTATTCTAATTATCGAGGGGGAAATTGCGTGGTCAGGGTCACTTTCGGAGGAACTTCTGAATTTGATCGTCGATGATGTGAGCACTCTTACTAAGAGTGCTTTTACTGGGTACTCTACTTTGATTTTAGAGTATTACCCATCATCTGACATTTTGTATATGCTGAAAATGTCGCATCGGTATCTGCGTAATTCGCCGTACTTCCTGAAGACGATGGAAGATATTCATACACTGCGGTCTATGGGTGCATGTATTCACGAGCATCATCAAGAATTATATACGAAGCGCATGGGGGAAACATATAGTTATTCGCACCCTAGCCTGATGAAATCAACCAAAGAGTTTTTCTCTGGTGATGGCGTTGAGTACAAATATTGCCATGACGATCTACATTCAGCCGTAGCAATCCTGCAGAAACCGGCGTATACCTACTATTTGTTGGATGGTGCAGAGGTTCAGGCATCTAAGGTAAAATTTTATAATTCTACGCCAGAAATTCGACTCTGTGGTGTACTCGAAGAAGCATATGTACTTGCACTGGAGCGATCAATTATTCCATTTGGTACCAAACCCTCCGAGGCATTTAAGGTTGCACTCATGAAAGTTTGTACATCCATCACATCAGGGTGGTTTCGTGAATTTGCGTGGGAGCACTACCACGATGTGTGCAACATATACAACATTCATGGAGATAAGTTTGTGAAAAACTTTAATGAAGCACTGAGTCGTGGTAAAATTAGAGCATTTAAACAACAGGAGTATTAAGATGAGTGACGAGACCAAAAAGAAGCATATGCAAAAATCGAGATTATTTTGAAACAAATCAGCGAACTTTATTTGCAGGCTGAGGCAATTGCAAAAGAGGGTGGTGTATCATTCGATACTAATGGGCCAGCATATGGTATGGGTGGCTGTTACACTCCACCAGCACGTGATGATGCGTCAGATTATGGTGGGTGGATGAGTTCGTCATG